AAATGTAGGAATGAGTGCTTTCGGGGGTGGTGCAGGTGGTAGTTTTAACAGTTTATTTGCTCGCGGCGGTGTTGTATTACAAGGTGGAACCCTCGCTTACGCTAACGGAGGCGTGCTGCATCACCCGACTACATTTGCTATGGCCAGAGGTATGGGGCTGGCAGGTGAAGCTGGTCCGGAAGGAATTCTACCCTTAACCCGAATGGCAAATGGTGATTTAGGTGTACAGGCTACCGGAGGCGGAGCAGGTACAGTAATAAATACCCCTGTAACGGTGTCTGTAACTGTTAACTCAGACGGTAGTTCTGAATCGTCTGTGGATGCCAAAGGAGCTGAGGGTTTAGGCCGGACAATAGGTAAAACTATAGAGACTGAGGTTTATAAGATTTTAACAAAAGAAACACGTGCCGGTGGCATGTTCGCAAAGGGTTAATAAAGTATGGATATATTTAATCGGGACTGGATTCCGGACAGAGATATGGGTGTTGAGGATAGCTCGGATGCTGTAAAGGTAATTCAATTTGGTGGGGGTGTCGTGCAACTAATTCCATTGAGAGCTGGTTCACCTCTGAAAGTCTATAGCCTGACGTTTACACGTAAACCTGCAACCATTAAAGCAATTGAGGATTTTTTAAACCAGCATACAGGTAAGCGTTTTCTATGGGAACCTCCCTTAGAGAACCGGCAAATAACTGTTATTCATTCTGATAAATCCATTAAAAAAACAGGATTTGAAGATGTCCTGTCTGTAAAGTTCACTGAGGTTGCTATTTGATGAATGCACGTATTAACCAGATGAGTGAAGAGTGGTTTAAAGCCACTGAAAAGTTGGATCAAGATGTATTGGTTGAACTCTGGACAATTGATTTACGGAATATTGGTGGTCAGATTTATAGATTTGCAAATAATACTAACGAGCTGGGTAAGAATTTTATCTGGCAAGGGCATGAATTTGCAGTTTACCCGATTTTAGGTGAGGGATTTGAAGTCTCCACGCAAGGAACATCTAACAGACCAACTCTGACAATATCCAACGCTCTGGGCTTTGTAACCGGAGCTGTAGAAGAATATGACCAATTAAAACGAGCCACTGTCTATCGGCATTTGGTCTATAAGCAATTTATGGATGCTGAAAATTTTGCTGAGGGGAATTCTTCTGCTGACCCTTTACAGGAGATTAAAACCAGCTACGTTATTGAACGTATGGTCTCCTTAACAAGAGAACAGGGAGTATTTGAACTGGCAGTGCCCAGTGAGTCAGACGGTGCAACTGTACCATGCAGGGTGATGACCTCACAAAATTGCTGCTGGCAGTATCGCGGTGAAGGTTGTGGTTATACCGGGCACGCTGTGGCCGATGAAAATGATATGCCTACCAATGACCCCTCACTAGATAACTGTGGTAAACGTTTATTGAGCTGTAAAGCCCGATTCGGAGAAACCGCTGTGCTACCAATCGGTGCTTTCCTGTCAGCAAGAAATGTAAAGGCTTAATATGAAATTAACTAAAAAAGTACAAGGTCTGATTAAAACTCATGCAGCAGACAGCAAAACAGAAATTTGCGGTTTTGTTGTACAGAATAAAAGAAGTCAGACCTACTACCCGTGTACAAATGTTTCAGCTCTACCTAAGGAGAGTTTTGAAATTAGTTCAGATGATTGGATAGCTGCGGAAAAGCAAGGAGAAGTAATCGCGATTGTTCATAGTCACCCGAATAATGAGCCTTATCTATCTGGTGCTGACCGGGTAGCTCAGCACCAGAGTAAGTTACCCTGGATTTTGGTAACAGGAGGTGAAATAAAAACGTTCAGATATGCCCCGTTATTACGTGGAAGAGTGTTTGAATATGGAACACAGGATTGTTTTACTCTGATTCGTGATGCTTTTATGCTGGCCGGCATTGAGTTTCGTGACCATCAGCGAATTGACATTAATTATGATGCGGAAATTCACAGCTTTGAAAATAACCTGCCTGACGGAGGCTTTTCTAAAGTTCAGGATCTACAAGTGGGTGACGTTATTCTGACAGCTTACAGCAATATCCCTGCTCATGTTCTGCTGTACATCGGCCACGGGGAAGTTATTCACCACAAGGTTGACCGCCTAAGCGGTAAAGAAGTCTACACAGAAGCACTGCGCCGACGCACTGACAGCATCTGGAGACATAAAGACTGGCAGCCGGACATGATTGTGGCCATAAAGAATGATTTAGAAAATAATGTAAGAGGTTTAAGTGATTAAAGTTGTTTTTCATGGCGATTTACGCCGATATGGTCAGGAGTTCAGTCTGCACGCTCACAGTCCGGCTGAGGCTCTGAAAGCCTTAATGGTACAGATTGAGGGCTTACGTTCTTATATTAATACCGGTCAGTATCAGGTGAAGTTTAATCAGGAGATTCTGGATGAAGAAGCTGTTAAAGAGAAATTCCACCAGTACGCTAAGGGGGAGTTACATCTGACGCCTGTTACTTCTGGTGCAGGTAAATATACACAGATTGTTGTAGGTGTAGTGCTGATTGCTGCAAGCTGGTATGCAGGTGGTGCTGCTGGATGGGCATATCTGGGAACAAGCACACTGGCCGGCGGGATGTTTATGATGGGTGCGTCACTGGTACTCGGTGGTATAGCCCAGCT